ATGTACAACCTCTCCCGAATGCTGTTAAGCCAGATGGAGAAGACAAACAACGTCCTGTCATTACAAATGTTCCTGTGATGTTTCCTTCCAGTAAGAAAGCTTCCTTGACGTTTCCCATTGATGTTGGTGACACAGTGTTGTGTGTATTCTCACAACGCTCTCTGGATCAATTCAAAGCGTCTACCAATCCCAAGCCATACAAGCCGAATGATACACGTAGATTCTCCATACGAGATGCTATTGCTATTCCCGGCTTGTTCTCTTTCTCAGATGCTATCAACAATCCTGCCAAACATACGTGGACACATTCTACGAGAGACTTAGTGATTGTGAATAATCTTGGGACAGGACAAGAGAATGAAGTGAGGCTGAAGGAAAGTGGTGATATTGAAGTGAAGACGAATCAAGATTTTTACGCCACGTTTAACAATGGATTGATTGAGTGTAACAACCTTCAGATTGATTGTGCAAATGATATGACGCTCAACATCGGCAACAACATGACAATGAGTGTGGGTTCTGTCACAGATATTACAACAACTACGCTAAACGTGACCGTAGGAGGCTCTACAGAGGTCTCTAGCCCTACTACAAATTGGACTGGTACATTCAACCTAGCAGGTACGTTTAGCCAGTCAGGTGGCGCGTCAGGCGGTGCTACGGCTACGTTTGACTCTCCAATGACAATCAATGCACCAATCACTTCCAATTCAGATATTACAACAAGTGCTGAAGTGACAGCAAGTGGTGTTGCTCTGAGTAGTCATACACACACTGGCGATAGTGGCGGAACAACAAGCCCTCCAAACTAATAGGAACGTGAGCTATGGATATTTTATTGAATGAAGATACACATGACGCTGAGTTTGTAAATGGTGATGCTCCCGTAACTCCTACAGTTGACGAGGGATTGCGTCAGCGTCTTAAAATTAAACTACTTACATTTAAAGGTGAGTGGATTTACAACACAGAATACGGAACACCTTATTACCAAGAAATCTTTGGTAAAGGTCGAAGCAAACAAATTGTTGATACAATCTTCCGTGATTTAATTAACGAAGATGGAGATGTAGTTCGTATCACACAGTTTGAATCAGAGATTACAAGAGATAGACAATATGTTCTCAGCTTTGCTGTGATTAGTCGAGAGGGGACAACAGTACAAATTGAAGACGTAGAGGTGGGTGTATAATGGCAGGTATTACAAGTACAGGTTTAGAGACAAAACGATTAAATCAAGTTCGTGAGGATTTGCGGCTTGAAGCTAACCAAATCTTCAGTGACCTTGTTCCTACAGGGGATGTGCTTGATACAGGCAGTGGTAGTACACTAGGACGTTTGATTGGTGTTGTGTCTCTAGGCGAGGCTGAATTGTGGGAAGCTATTCAAGATGTCTACTCTGCATTTGACCCTAATTCTGCGGAAGGGATTGCTCTGGATAATCTCGTAGCTCTTGCAGGGATTGTTCGTAAGGGTGCTACCCCAACTACTGCTCGTGTTGCTTTTGAGGCAGACGCTGGTACAACTATTCCAGCAGGCAGTATTGTAAGCTCAAGCTTTACAAACAATCGCTTTGAAACATCTGAAGAAATTGTGATGGATTCAAATACAGTGATTGGTGTAACTGTTGGTGTACAATCTGTTATTGAAGGCGACACTTACCAACTCACCTACCAAGATTCCAATAACACAATCTCTGTTGATTATGTAGCACAAGCTGGTGATACTGCTTTGGACATTCTGTCTGCATTATCCACCAAAGTGAATGATAACATCGGGACATTGCTTACCTCAACTATCGAAGGTAATACTGTAAGAGTTGAAGCAGACAACCTTATATCTGAAGCTAACTACTCATTGACAAACAACCTTTATTTCGTTAAGATATTAAAAGGGACAACAGTAGCTTCAACAGAACTTGGCCCAATAGATCAAGCGGTTGGAACTATTGACACAATCTCCACTCCTGTATTGGGTTGGGATAGTGTTCGTCAAATCACACAAGCTCTTATCGGCTCCTTCCGAGAAACAGATGCACAACTTCGTAGACGTTTCGTAGAAGCAAAATATACTCGCGGTTCTAACATTCTTGATTCTCTTCAGTCGCAGCTTCGTAATCTTGATGGTGTTCAAGACACAAAGATTTATGAAAACCTCACATCTGTGCAAGATGCTAACGGGTTGCCGCCGCATTCTTTCCGTGTGTTAATTCGTGGTGGCCTAGATCAAGAGATTGGTGAAACCATTTGGCGCAATCGCCCTGCTGGTATTTCTACGTCAGGTAATGTGACAGTGTTCCTTGAGGATATTACAGGCAACACGAAGGAAGTGTATCTGCAACGTCCTCAGTTTGTTGATATTTATGTTTCTGTATCTGTAACAACAGATGACGACTTCCCGCCAGATGGCATTGAGCAAATCCGTTCAGCAATCTTTGCTTATGTCAGAGACAATGCGAAAGTGGGCGATGGTTTCAAATATACACGCTTCTATACTCCTGTCAACTCTGTTCCCGGCCATTATGTCAATGATCTGTTCATTGGAACATCTGCCAACCCTACAGGCACAAGTAATATCTCAATTAACTTTGATGAGCTTGTGAAACTAGAATTCGGTAATATAGAGGTCACTACATTATGATAGAACCAACTCCTATTACAACATTTGAAGGAGAGACCAACCCGTTTACCGAAGAAGACTTGATCCAACTTGCTAAAGACAGAATTACTTTCCAGTTTCAAGACAAGGATGTTTTGAATCGCTACTTGCAACTAATGATGGTTGGCAAGGAAGAGCTTCAGAGTGTTATTAAAGACTTAATGCAGAAGCGTAGCCTTGAGGATTGTTCTGGCGCACAGTTGGATATTATTGGTGATATTGTCGGACAGCCACGTACATTGTTCGACAGTCAGATCCTTCAGTATTTTGGTTTCTCAGGTGCAACAGGCGCTTCTCCTTATAGATCATTGAGTGACACAGAGCGAACTTATGGCCCGTGGCGTGGTATTGATGATCCTGTACTCGGTACACGTAAGTTGAAAGATGATGAATATCGCCGCTTGATTATCCTGAAGATTCTGAAGAATACATCAGAAGCAAACATTACAGCGTTTCTCGATGCTGTAAAGATCATGTTTAACCTAGACAGTGTTGATTATGATGAGTCTCTCCCAATCAATTACGTAGAAGCTGGCGCTGTCGTCTCTGTAAACATTGGGCGTAATTATTCTGACCCAGAATTCTCAGCATTTCCCGGCTTAGATGAGAAAGTGTTGGCAGAGCGTTATCTCAACAGACCTCTTGGTGTGGGTATTGCTTACCAAGACCCGATTACATTTATTGCGAATTTCCTGAATCAAACCTACCGTATCTATGAGTATGGTGAGGATGGAACACAAGTTGTAACATTTGGTGATGTGTTCACTTTCTCAAGACCCTATGGAGCAGACTATTACGATAGCTCAGGAACACTTCAGACAGCCGCTATTGACGAACCACGGTTTGACTATGATCCCAATACACTAGATGCTCTAGGATTGCTCGTAGAAAGCCCTGACGAGGTTCTGACGCACACTTGGAATGTAGAGGCCAATGACACACAGGGTACTATCCGATACACGCTTGTACAGCACGGGAATCAGTCTGACGCGCAATTAGCAATGCTTCTTGAAGGACAAGGGTTCAAGTTTATTGTTTTCCGTGAGAACACTTATTGGAAAGCTCGTGTTGAACTTGATTCGTTTGCTCAAACAATGGTGATTACACAGTATCCATCTGATGCTATTACATTGACAATCACTTACGCTCCTAATGAAGTAAGCTTCCTAATTAATGATGAAACTCGCTTGGTGACTATCTCTACGGATTACATGGATACAAATATCCGTGGATATGATATGAGAATTGGTGGTAGCTACACAACAAGTGCTGGACAAACGCTCAATCATTTCAATGGTCATATCGAAGAAATCATTTATCTGAGAAGTTATGTGGGAAGTGGTGATGCTGTTGTTGACGGTGCTTACATCACTACAGAAGAATACGACAAGATTCTCACAGAGAGTGATGATTACTTGATTACAGAAGGATATTAACATGGCTGATCTTGAATTTAGAATAAGTGATTTAGCTGGTGCTGATCCACTAGGAGGTACAGAAGTAGTACCTCTTGTTCAGAATGGCACAACAAAGATACGTGCTGTTCAGGATATTGTTTCGGAAGGTGGTTTGCAGGCACATATTGATGCCACTGACCCTCACCCGCAATATGCTTTTAGGATTAAAAATAATCTTACTGCGACTACTGACCCCACTATTAACAACGACTCGTCTGAAGGGTATACAGTAACGTCTAAGTGGGTGAATACAGCAACAACTGAAGTTTGGATGT